ATGTTCTTTTCTCCACTTACTTACCTTCTACTGTGGGTTCTATTTTCACTTGTTTTTCTAATTTTCACTTTCCTCACATTAAGCGCACTCGGTAGACAGACACGCTTTAAGCTCAGGCTTTCTATTACGATCGTTTCATTTGTTTTAGGTATTATATGCTTTTTCGGTATTTTCTCAAATAATTCAATTGAAAAAGAATGGTCCGGTATGACTAAAAGCAAACCTTCCTTTTCAATTCCAAATCCTTTAAAAAAGATTTTTGGAGAACATAAAACTGATGATAACAAGCAAGAAAAGAACACCACTGACAATAATGAAAAGACTACAACTTCAACACATAGTAAGTCATCAGATAATCATTCACCGAAATCTACGGATGACTATGAAGCGCGATACAGAATGCTGCCAAAAGATTTTGATCCAAAAGCAGACAAAGGTGAAGCAACTACTAAAAATACCGGAAAATATAAAGTAGGAAAAGATATCAAACCAGGTCATTACACTATTACACAACGCAGTCATGACATGGGTACATTTGAACAAGATAACCAGTACGATAATTATATTTTCAGTAATGCGCTAAGTGGAGATTCAAAATATATTGCCAGTAAAATTTCTACTTATTTAGTCGATGGTCAAACTGTAGTCATTAAAGGCATGAAAAATGTTAAATTTAAGCCTGAATCAACACACCCCCGTACAGATTTGAATACTGGTGTTTGGATTGTTGGTGCTGATGTAGAGCCTGGTAATTATACAGTTCGTTCTGCCAGTGTTTATGCAGCTAATTTTATTGTTAAATCACCAGATAAAAATGAAAAGATTAAAATAAATGAAGTTATCGGTAAAGATGATGAGGATGCTAAAAAGTCATTGGATGTTAATTTAAAGAAAGGTGACATTATTTTAGTTCAAGGTTCTGGTACTGTTAAACTGAAGAAATAAAAAAATCACTCCTGAAGTTGAGAATACTTCAGGAGTGATTTTTTGAATTAGAAACCGAATAATTTACCTACAATGCCAACACCGTTTTGTACGATGTCTACAATGCTAGTACCTAATTTTGCAGGATCTTGTGCTTGAGCAGCATTTACTGTATCTACAATTGCTTGAGCTAATTTTGTAAGCATAATCTATTTCCTCTTTTCTATAATTTTATTTATATTTTGGATTAATTAGTATGAATTACGCACCGATAAATTTAGAAACGATTTGGATACCGTTTTGTACGATATCTACGATGTTTACAGCTAATTGTCCACCATCTTGATTAATTGCAGCTTCAACTGTCCCTTTGATTGCGTTAAATAAGCCTTCCATAAAAATTCACCCCTATTATTTTTATTTAAAGGTTCTGCATGTGATGTTAACGTTGTTTATGTAATTCGTTGACCTTTGTTAATTACACTATACAATGATTTAAGGTGAATTTGGATGATAGTCCTCAACTCATTATGTCTCATTCAATTCTGTGCAATTTAATTCAAGTTTTTACACTTAGGCATGCCTAGGTGTCTTAAATTTTGATCTATATGATATTAGAAGTTTATTTTGTGCAATTCGGCTATTAAAGTGAAAAATCATATTGAAAATTATGATGAATGGTATTGATTTCTATAATTTAATTAGATATAATTATTCTTGTGTTAAAAAAGTGTCCTGGTAGCTCAGCTGGATAGAGCAATGGCCTTCTAAGCCATCGGTCGGGGGTTCGAATCCCTCCCAGGACGTTTATTGGTTATTCCTCGTTGTATCTCGTTATTACAAACGTTGATATGACGAGGTTTTGTTATATATAGATGTATATCGTTATCTATCGTAAAATATTTTTACTACACCAAAACTGCACCAAGATATAAAAAAAGCCCACCTATTAAATTAGGTGGCTTTGTTATGTATATACACCACATCAACCTACCCCATTTTGGGACACAGAGCTATGTCACTCGTCAGAAACGTCATATGAATGCTCAGTTAATGTGATGTAGACACTTTAAGCGGTCCGTGCCGTTGACCGAGTCGTTTCATGGAACAACTATTTCATATTGCTATTATAACATATTTGTGACCATCACTAATGTCGGTCGCAAGAAAATCTCTAAAAAACTACTAAAAAATACCACCCAGTGACATGTGTGGGTGGCGTAGGTTTAAATAAGTATTTACTTACAACTACTTTATATATATTATAACATAAAAAAATAGGGCAAGCATATAAGTGCCTACCCTAGTATGATAACGTGTTGCCAACAAATCATAGTAACAACTTATTAACTCTACTTATATTATAGCATGTCTAATAAACTTCTACTATTCTTAAACGTTCGTGCCATACCCAACCATTATTGCTAGGGCTGTACACGCGCGCCCAACCGTCACGAATTTCAAATATATAGAAATCATCATAGCCCGCTGGATAGCTTTCATTTGTGAGGCTCCAGTCATAATTGCCTTTTTTGCCTGAACGTTTTGCAATCGTCGCGCCGTAATAGTCGAGCTTACCTCTGAACTTCGCCTTACGACCCCATTTGATTTTAGCGGGTGGAATACCTCCGACTCTTAACTTGTTAGCGGCTTTTGCTTTGTCTTTTTGACTTACAGCTTGTTTGTCAGCCTTGTCGTGTTTGTTGTCGCCACCTGCAGGCTTGTAAATCTTAGTAATGCGTAAACGCTCATGCCATACATAACCATTATTGCTAGGGCTGTACACGCGCGCCCAACCGTCACGAATTTCATAAACATAGAACACGTCACCTTGTCCGTATTCTTCTCCAGTCAATGTCATCACATTATTATGATTAGGCTTGCAAATTGTAACGCCCTCATTGTCTGCAACTGCTTTGAAATATGCCTGATTTGACCATGTAAGGCTTTTAGGTGGAATAGAGTTAAGTTTCAACGCTTTGCCTGATTTCTTCTCTTTAGGCTTAACTGTGCCGATGTCTGCAAGGTCTACACTGTCGTCAGCAAAGTCAGGAACGATAAAGTGCGATAAGCCTGAGTAGTCATCGACTCTTAGCTTAGCAGGCGTGTTGGCCTGAGCATCATAGTTCTGCTCTAGGATAGTAAAGGTCTCAGTGCCGCCTGAGTTATCCCAAACTAGGCCTGTATGCCCCCATTTGCTATAGATGCCCTCTGTATATACAGCGATTGCTGTCACAGGTGGGATATAGTTTGGCGTGTTCTCAACCACTTTCCAGCCTTTAGGCATAACATTATTGATAAGGTCTTTTGCGTTGCCCCAAAATCTCACGCCGCCTGTGACATGATGTACAAAATCAGTGATAACATCAACGCACTGATAAGCAAACTCGTCATCAAAATCAATATATTGGCCTTTCATGCTGTGCATGTACTCGATAGCCTCTTTCAGCTCTACATGCGACTGAGGTGATTGCGTCGGTTTTTCTTTTGTCGGCTCTTTGACCTCATCGGGCATGTTGTCATCTTCCTGCACACCACCAATGTATTTGTTCACTAGCTTATCAAGGTTGCTGATGTTGCGGCTGTAACCTGCTGCCTCGAGTAAGTTGCCCGGGTCGACTTTGCCCGCTTGTATATCTTGATGTCCGGGCATTTCTGTTTTATGGTCTATCTTCCAGTAGTCGCAAAGATAAGCCAAGATACGCGCTAAATTATCAAGTGACTTTTTAGATCGTGCTTTATCTGAGAAATACGACCCCTCAACGCCAAATGCGGCATCGTTTGAGTCTAGGTCGTACCAGTTGTTATCCGTAACGGCATTATAAAGCACATGCCACGCTTTCTCTGTGACAGGTATGCAAATAATAGCCTCTTTGTCATCAACGAAAACATGCGCACTCGCTACAAGCGCCCAGTCAATGTTATAGGAATTTCTGTAATAGTCTACATTGTTTTGTGCTGTCGTGTTTAAGTTGCCTGTGTCATGCGCCACTGCAAATGCAGGCGTGCCTGTAGTGAGCTTTTGCCCGCTGCGTCTTGTGCCAATCGGTAATAAGTCGAAATAAACATCTACGCCGTTCCATTTACCTATATGTTTCTTTGCCATTACTTAACGCCTCCGCCTCCAATTTTATTTACGTTTTTTGCTGTGTTGCCCTCACGTTTCTTGAATGTTTCCCAAATACCTGTTGCCATAAGGCCACTTATCAACCCTGATAGTAATCGACCCGCTACCGATAACTCACTTACAATTTCTGGAATGAATATCGTAACGCCTCCAATAACTAAACCAATGACCATTGATACTAATGGTATAAAATTCTTCGGCACTTTTTTTGTTCGTTTGATAACTTCCGTTAGTGCTCCTGTAATAACTGCAATGACTGCAGCGAATGCGATAATTTGTTCCATTTATAATTCCTCCTAATTAATATAAAAAGGCCGTCACTGCTCTGCGACGACCTTACTTTTTAGTTAATTGATTATTTTGATGTGTATAAAATCGGTCTTCGAATTTATCAAAACGACTATTCAAACTATCAATCTTTGAACTAACTTCTAAGATAACCTTTGTATCTTCACGTTGTTGTTTTTGTTCTTCTTTGATATCTTTTAATGAAGCATTATGATCTTCAACCTCTGATTCTATACGTGTAATTCTATTTTCATTATCTTTTTTATCCTTACTTATCTTCCACGCAAAAGTTGCTATCGCTAAAGCAATAGGCAAAACAGAGAAGATAAACCATGTCGTTAATTCATTTACATTCAACATCGGACCTCCCACTTTCTATAAAATAAAACCACAAGCCTAAGCCTGTGGTTTTACTGGATAATCTTCATCAGTGATTTCTTTGTATTGTTCTACAGTAATCCAATTGTATTTAACACTTTCAAAAATCTTTTGTTTATCAAATAGTTTTAAATTGTACAAACGTTTAAGAGTTGTGAACATCAGACATACCTCCTTGTAATTCTAATAATTGTGCTGTCAAATTTGCAATGTCTTGCTGTAAACCTTCGATTTTACTATTATGTTCTAAATCGTTAGATAAAAGTTGAGTGTTCAAAAAATCGTTTGAACTAGGGCTGTCTGGTTCCTTTTCAGGTAAACTTTCCTCATATTCTTCTTTCGTAGCACCAACCCATTCATTACCATTAAAATAAAATGGGCTATAAATTCCTTCAGGAGGAACTACCTCTGTCCATGCTTCTTCTGGATATTGATATTCTCCTTCTTCATTTTTAAATGCTAGATAAGGTGTTCCATCATATAAATATACTTGTTTAAACATTAATCGTTACCTCCTAATCGTGCCATGTGAATTCTCCATATATATAATCTGTGTCTACCCAGTCTGCAGTATTATAATAGTAATTAAATTTCAATTCTCCCGTAGATGTAATATCCACAATTCCAGCAGTTTTATTTCTTGGTGTTGCAACTACAAATTTTTGATAATTCTTTGCAAACTGACTAGGCAATTCTGCGAACACGACCCCGTTTGTTAAATTTCTTGCATTAACTCTTAGTTTTCGAGTAGTTATATCACCTTGTTTAATGATTCTATAGGCACAATCAAAACCATTATCTGTGTCGTTTTTAAACATTGTATCCTTTTCCACACCGTTTATAGTGTTGTAAGGAATCCAACCTGTGTCGGTTTGATTGTTTGTGAGTTCTTTCCAACCTCTTACATCTCCATCAGTATGAATAGTATTGACAAAAGTTCTATTCTCATAACTTTGTGTTGCCAATATAAATTTCCTTTCGTTCTTGGCAAACACAATAAGATTATAAATTCCTGTATCATTAAGTGGAGTATTGGTACATTCCCATATTTCGTAAAAACCTGTATCTAAAGTTAAAATGTCAATATTTGATTTTGTTTTTCTTGTACCATCATCATTAGTCATTTTATACTTCTGCCATTCTAAAGCATTTAAATCAGTTGTTAATTGTTCTGGTGTAACGAATCCATTGTCTAATACGGTTTGGTTAAACTCTTCTACTTTTGTATCAAGATGTGTTGTAGCTGTGTTTGATGTGTTAGTAATCTCTGTAATCGCATTATCTGCTGTGTTTTGTACATCTGTTTTTGTATTGTTCGATAACGTTGTAATTTCAGATGTCGCTGAATCTATTTTTGCTGTAATATCTGCTTTCGCTTGTGTTACTGTACCATCAATAGTGGCTGTTCCATCTGTGACAATTTGATTCAGTTGCGTCTTACCATTTAACAATGTAGCGTTCATTTGTGCTACATAATCTTCACCGTTAGCAATCGCTGCGTCAATATCGTTTACTCGCTGTTCAATGTGTACCTTCAATTGATTAAACATTCTAATGTTTTCAACTTTAGTGAATGCTGAAATCTTGTTAATTAACGCATCTGCTACTTGGAAATTAAATTCTCTAAATACTGCAACTTCATTATAGGCAGGGTCGCCATCGTGATTATTCACTGCTATATATACCTGACCTTTAACAGTAGTAGATGTAGAAGCTTGTAAGAAAGCCGTGTCCAATGTTATTTCTACAATCCCGTTGTTTGAATCTTTTATTTCTAATTCAACCACATCTGAAGCACTTCCGTTGTCCGATTCAAAGTAAGCGTATGCTGTTAAATTATTCTCACTGATTAATAACGGACCTTTTGAGTTTGATAATTGGAATTTTAAAACCGCTGTGTTTTCATCTAAATTATAAAAACCTACTCCCAAATCGGAAATAGGCTTTAAATACGGTTCACTTGATAGATTAAATAAAGCTTTTTTGTCTATACTCATTATGTTCCTCCTTATTTTACTAATACGACTGCAACGCCATATCCTTTATCGATGTCATAAGGTGTCGTTACTTCTAACACTCTGTAATAACCGTTCACATTGTCTTTCGTTCCTATTCCCTTATCTGGTTTGATAAGGTCATTTTGTGAAACAGTTGAATCAATACGTGTAAATACTTGTCCTACAAGTCCTACAACATTCCACTCTGGACGTTCTGAACGTGGTATATAATCCTCTTCCACTTCTACATATTCAGGATTCTTAATAGGTTGAATGACTGTTTCTTCTTGAGTCTCTCCGTTTTCATCAACGAACGAGCTTGTGACTTCCTCAGTCAATGTGACACCAAATTCATCTTTCAAGTGCTTACTCTTATGGTGGAATAATTGATCACCAAGAATAACTCCAGCAGTACCAGAAACAATACCGTAAGGAACATCATTGCTATTTGCTTTTCTAATATAGCGACCATCTAGCGTCACAATGTAACCGTTTGGTATCTCTTGACCACTCTGTGACTCAAAGTACTCTGCATAGTCACCAAAGTTTTGACCAGTTGTGACTGTCCCTTTTGTTTGAATATTTCCAGATGTAGCTTGTATATCGAGAGTTGTATTTTCATATTTTGCACCATCTATTCCGTAACCCATTAAGAATGCATAGTTACCTCTGGACTCAACACCACGACTACCGACAATAGTTTGAGCAAAGTTAGGTTCTAATGTTCTTGATTCAAGTGAATTTATTATCCCACTTCTTGACCCATAAGCGTCCGAGTCTGCACCAGAACCGATAACCCAACTTCTATCACTGTGTGCGTATGAACCACCACTTGAAGCCAATACCGCTGAACGTTCTGCAATAGCACCGCCACCAGTAGAACCACCGCTAAATCCACCTTTTAAGTTAGAGGGAACAACTTCATAATCTCTTGCTGCTATAGTTGCGCCTTTTTCATACCCCTCAGCACTAACGCCTACTACATCAGCTGTATTATTGTAAAGAAACAATCCTGTTCCGATGCCTTGACCCTGTAAGTTAGCGTTGATGATACGTAAGTCGTAAATACCACCGCCACCTTCGATACCAACAGTGGAAGACGAATCCCAAATGTTAACGTTACTAATGGTAATTTTCTTACCTTTGTTATCTCCACCGAATACTTTCACATCTGCATCGGCTTGTTTGAAACCAGTAATATTTAAACCGTTTAACATAATATTACCACTGTTAAATTGAACAGCAATAACTGGATTGCCTGATGAGTATTTACCGTCTCCAACTGCTGTAAAGTTGTTAATGTGAACGTTACGATAACCACTAATTACTAACGCTCTTGATGTGTAAGTCGGAGATACTTCGTTTGGATATGGTTCAATAGCTGTGCAGTTACTTAACGTAATACTGTGAGCTGTCAATGTCATTGGGTCGCCTTCTCTATGGTGTCCAATGTGACGGAAGTTATAAGCTCGTGTATCTCGAATTGACATATGATTAGTCACTAATACGTTACTTGCTGCAGAAACATCTTCATGACCTTTAATTTCCAATCCGCCAAAGTTCATCTCAGTTTTATTTCCATCTAGGACAACGTGTTGTGAAGCATCGTCCACTTCTATACCGTTACTGTTTCCACTGCCTTTAGCATGGTGAGAGTAACAGTCAGTAATTAACAAGTATCTTGAATGGTGAGTCGTAATACCATCATCACCGAAACCAGACGTTTCACATTTATCAATATGAATGTAATAGCTTTCTAATTCTTCATTTACTCTTACACCGTCACCTTGATAGAAGTAATTATCACTAGCATAGGTAACATCTATACCATGCAACAATGGATCAATAGATTTAATGTTATAAGCATAACCATGTGTAACACCAGCAAATCTTAGGTTTGAACTTCTACTACCACCAGCAGGTGCTAATACGTCACCTTGTCTATGTCTGTTACCATCTATAGTAAAATTCTCCACACCTATTTGATGTGCGTTACCTGTTAAATCTTGGTTTGTAATCACAATGTTTTCAGCAGGCGCATCATCTGATAATTTAATGATAGTTACATCTTTACCTTCACCAGATAAAATTGTGTTCGAAGGTAGTTTTATTCCACTTATAATGTAAGTACCTGCTGTCATGTGTACATGTGCGTTGCCATTACCCATAGCATCTACAAAGGCTTGTGTAGAATCTGTAACACCTGTAGGGTCTGCACCGTAATCATTCACATTGACAAAACGTTGTATCTTGTCGTTTAATTCTTTGTAGTTGTCTGATATATTTGTTTTTAATATTTCATAATCATATTTCAAACGTGTACTTAATAACTCATGATTAGTACCGTCTAACGATGTTCGAGCATCGTTTAATTCTGCTAAACCATCACCATTATGACCAGTAACAATTCTATCAATACGTCCGTCTTGATACTGCAATTCATCATGTACATTGGTTAAATTGTAATCAATTTGTTTTGCTTTATGTGCATGTTGTTCATCTGTCTTATGATGTTTCATAGCTTTTTCATTGTCTTTGATATAGTTTAGTATGTTTCTAAAGTTCGTTACTGTTTTATATCTGTATTCTTGTCCTAATTCAATAGGAAAGTCTAAATATATTCGCATTCAAATTACTCCTCCTTTTATACTAACCACGTGTATTCACCGCAAGCCCACAAATCACTATCACTACCATTTAAATAAGCTTTAACCGTTGCGTCCTTCTCAATAGAAATCTCAATAGGTGTTTTATTACCATTACTCCTAAGAACAAATGAAACTGCTTCGTTTGTGAATCCTTGTGGCAACTGTGCAATTATTTGATCATGATTTATTTTTCCAATGTTCAACCTAATAGAACGTACGACAAACCACTTGCCATTTAAATCATTACCAACTCTAACTTCACGTATTGCGCATGGAGGAGCTGAACTAATGTAGTTTTTAGTGTTAGTTGTCGACACTTGGTAATCTATCCAACCAGTATCGCCAACCATGTCTCCCAATGTTAAATCCATGAGTTTCATTTTGTCGTTGATCTCTACTATCTTTTCATTGATTGCTACAATACTTGCTGCTTTGTCTAGTTCTTCAATAGCTTTTCCACTTGTAACTGGAAAATACTCTGCACCGTCATTATCTTGTAAATATCTATGTGGTATTTCTCTAGCCATCTATTAACGTCACCCCCACGATGTCTGAATAGTTTTCCGGCAATGTAACCTTACTACCGCCAATTAAGCCACTTTGCATCATTCTATTTACTTGTTTCATACGTCTGTTCGTTTGCTGTTGTATTTGAATGTAGTCGGCTTTCGCATTACTGAACTCAACTTGTACGGGTTCGTTTAAATAAGGGTGCGACTTTGTGAGTTTCACGACTTTTAAATCCGTATTGAATTTAAGAGGTTCATGAATAAAACGCATAGAATTATTATCTTGAATATCCCAATTACCTAAATAGTTTGTAGACACTTCAACAACGGGCTCATCTTGTAAAGTCGCAATTAACTTTTCTTTCAATTCTTCTTCATCCAATGCATTATCGTCAAATACGGTCGGTGCTTCTGCCCAACCAAATGTTTTTGCATTAGGTGATTCGTGGTATGCGTATGCGTGATATACGTCCGTACCTTTCAAAATCGCTGTAATATTAAGCACTGTCGATTTCTCTGTGCCTACATACATACAAGGTTCAGAATTCTTATAATCCACACCAGATATACCACCTCTGAAAATAGCTTTGAATTTATGAATTCCTTTCTTCAAACCTTTAGCAATAATAATCTTCTCTGTGGTAGCAGTTTTGCTGTAACATTGGTAGCTACCTATATGCTCATCGTCTAAAAAGACATCGAGTTTACCACCTTTTGACATCTTCTTGAGACTCCACTCAAGCGTTTCATTACCCCATTTACATTTGAACTCTTTCCAATACGTTGCACCTACATCTTCAGTCTTCCAAGTACCCTCTTTGATGAACGTACCTGTGTAGTTTAAGTTGGGTGGTTTCATTGGATCATAGTTCTTAGTTTCTGCTTTTGTTTTCTTCTTACCATAACCTTGAATATATGTTTTTAAATCAGTTGTCGTTACAGTAGCTTGTACTTCATCATTATTAAGTCGATAGATGATTGGTTCGTTGGATTGTTCATAAAATGAATTTTCGTCGTAAATGTATATCTTTTTGTTATCTGCATAATAGATGTAACCGAACAAATCAGCACCTTCTATAAGATATTCCATTCCGTTTTTATTACCTAATTCATCTATGGCAACACGTTGTGTGAAATCGCCTTTAATCTCGTACTTAAATTCAAGTTTATTGCCTTTGAAGCCAAAATCTAAATATTGTTCTAGTGTCATTGTCGGTTTTGAATCTTCATTTGTACCATCTTCACTGTTCATTTCTTCACTTTCTAAATCTTTCTGTACAAAGTGATTTTGAAACTGCATGAAGATATGTTTAGCTACCACATCCACGCTTACCATAACACCGTCAAACTTCAAATCAGTAGACTTAATAACATACTTTTGATTATCCCAAATAACGATAAACTCATTCGATATTGAATTGAATATATCTTCATTCTTATTTGTCTTATAAGCAGTGAAAGAGATTGAACGCTCATTATTTTTCTCATATTCATATTTAAATGAACCGTAATTAAAATCTGTAATGATTTCGGAAAATGTACCTTTTTCATCTGTTAATACTAATTGTGTCATCCCTTCACCTACCTATATACATAATTAAATATAAATTCTACTGTATGATTTTTAATACCATCACCAGCTATTTCAATATCGTTAAACCCTTTGTCTAAGGTTAACCAACCCCAGTTAGTATCTATCCCAACACGTTCGTTATCGATAATAGGGTGAACACCATCGATAAGAATTTGAGTGTCTCTTGTGATAGATTTCTTATACTCAAATACATCTGTTTCAGTACCATCCTTTAATTTTTTACTGGTTGTTTTATTAGTTACCTTGAATCCTTTAGGTGCGTCAACATTGATTTTTATTTTAAAGTTGTAACCCAACAGTGGATTAATAGCGTCATCCGAACCATTGAATATTTTGAATCTTGATGAAGTGTGTTTATATTTGATGTCAGAGTCTGATAAGTTACCACCTTCAAATTGAAAGCCTGTATCTCTACTTAAACTCATTTGACTAGTATCTAGTAATGATTCCGAATAACCTTTGAACACATTAAACGTCACTTCGAAAGTACCGAATCTAGTTCCAATATCTTCAATAGCATTTTCTTCACAGTACACTGCGTACTTCTTACCGGGCATATCAGAATGAACAACATAGTATGGCTCACGTCTGAATAATATACCTCGCAACCTCTGTTTTAATAAGTTATAGTCTTTTGTATCTTGCCCTTCATACCAAAAACGTAATATTAATTGAAATGGACCAAAAGAAGCCGGACCCAATAGCCCGACTCCATCTCGTCCTTTCATTTCTTGTGAATTAACTATTACTTCTACGCCTTCTTCATCAAAATCTAACATTCTAAGGTTGGGAATATCTGTCAATATTTGTTCGAAATCGTCATCGTAAATCTTAACTGTTTTCAATCGTGAATCCCTCCTTATTACATACCATAGTTAAACCCTTGCATTCTTGCTTTTTTTCCTAGACCTTGCGACAGATCATCTGTATTGAACCCTTTAGGTTGTCCTTCAATACTCTTATTACTACGTACAATTTCTTTCAAGTAACCGTTTTGTTCTTGTAATTCACCAATCATTTGCATTAACAAGTTAGTATTGTCTCCACTGTTTGATTGAGAACCATATTTATTACTCATGTCATTAGGTCGTTTGTTCTTCTTATCCTTAATCTTACTTTGTGCATAACCAATAAGTTTCATTGCGTCGTTAGCACGTGCAGGATCTAGTGGAACAACTACTTCACTATGTCCGTCCTCTGCAAGGTTATACATACCTTCACTGTTTATGATGCCCCCAGTTTTATAAGGTAAGCCATGACCTATACGGTCTAACATTTTCTTAGGTCCGTATGTTGCTTTAGCGTATCTCATACCAGCGATTAGGTTGTCTAACGGGTTCCAAATATCTCCGTGACCAGATAATTTAAAAGCATTAAACGTTCCAGGTTTAACTTGTACTAAACCACTAGCGCCGGATGGATTTTTAGCTTTAGGATTAAACGTTGATTCTGTTCTAGCTTGTTCTTGCCAAGCTTTAATATATTTAGAAGTTTGTGGTAAACCAGCCATTCCTAATGCTTGTTTGATAGTACTAGCGTATTTACCGCTACCTTTTCCGCCACCGTTATTTTCTTTCAACCATTTCATCGGGTCTTTAGGTACGCCACCCCAACGCATTTCATAGTGAAGGTGAGCGCCGGTAGAACTACCTGCTTCTCTGCCTTGTCTTGATGGATCACCACCAGATAAGCCTAGTAAATCACCTGGTTTAACTTTTTTACTTCCACTAAATGCATGTTTGGATAAGTGACCATAAATAGTTTCCATAGTTCCTGATTTAACAGACACCATGTTACCGAATCCACCATTCCAACCTTTGCTAGCTGTGGCAGTACCACCTGTAGTAGAGAATACTTTTGTTCCATATGGATAGCCAATATCGAGGCCGTGATGCGCTCTAGGGAATGGGTATCCTTGCGCTAAAGCTTGGGCAGCTGTTTGTGCAAATCCAAAGTTGATACCGTGTGACAAGTCTAAGAAGCCACTATCTCCACTTCCTTGTTCACTAAACCAAGATGTAAATAAATCAACTATCCCGTTTTTTATCTTTTTGTACATGCCTGACATAAGTTTTCCAGGAATAGAATCTCCGCCTAGGAAGTCAAAATTGACACCCATATCTTTAATTACTTTTTCAAGTAATTTCTTGGGCTTGTCCATCCATTCCATTACGTCTCCCATGCTTTCTTTAAGGAAATTTGCACCTTGACCGGCTTTCTTTAATGTTGTTTCTACTGCTTTCTTACTACCTTCTTTAACAGCGCCACTACCAGCTTTCCATAAATCTTCCGCTGTATCTAAAGGTCCTCCGCCAGCTTTCTTCTTAGCATCGTTTTCTAAGCCGCCGAACAAATCATCTTTCTTATTCTTTTTGAAGCCTAAACCTGCTAATAGATCACTTGTACCTCGAGAAAAATTCGGAATTGCACCAGAACTCATAAGACTTTGAGTATTACGTCCGTTGATGACTTTATCACCTTTATCTAATCCTACAAGTGTGTTTCTACCTTGTGGCGCATGTAAAGAACCGTTTTTACGTTGAATTAGTTCTTGATGACCATTAGGTCCTGAACCATTACCTGGTCCTTTATCATTTACAACTGCCATTGTAGGTTTACTGATTGCACCATTAGAAACAAAATTTTGAGAATGTGTGGACTCTGTACCAGTTGATAGCTTGATTGGTTTAATCATTTCTTTACCCATACCAAGTTTGTCACCAACTGCGTTCACGCCACCGATAAGTTTGTTAAGACCTTTTTTAACTTTGTCTACCATATCATCGATAAAGCCTTTAATTTTACCGATAATATCACTTAGTACATCACGCATTTTTCCGAATGTACCAGTTACCTTATCTTTTAAGGATGTAGCAACACCTGTTACTTTGTCCCAGATCTTGTCCCAGACATCGTAAAGGTTATTTTTTACTTTTCCTATGATTGACTTAATAGAATTTTTCAGATTGTTAAACTTATCTTTCACACCGTTCCATAATGATGTGGCAATTGAAACAACTTTATTTCTAACTTTCTGCCAGATATCGTATAAGAAATTTCGAACGCTGTTGAAAATTGATGTGATAGAATTCTTTAATGAATTGAATCTGTTACGAACACCGTTATATAAAGATACTGCAAGTGAAATAACTTTACTTCTTATAGAAGCCCATATTTTAAACAGGAAGTTTTTAACAATATTAAATATAGTTGTTATGTTATTCTTCAAGGAATTGAATCGACTTCGAACACCGTTCCAAAGAGATTGAGCAAGAGAAACCACTCTATTTCTGACTGCAGCCCACAATCCATATAGGAAGTTTCGAACTGAATTAAAAATTGAGATAGTTCCGTTTTTCAACCAGTTAAACGCATTTTTTACTCCATTCCATAAACTTTTAGCGAAATTGACTACTCCATTTCGGATAGAAGTCCAAACATTAATAACAAAAGTTTTAACTGAATTAAAAATTGATACTGTACTATTTTTTAACCATGTAAAAGCGTTCTTAACGCCAGTCCAAATACCTTTTGCTAATCCAACTATTGTATTTTTAATTACGCCCCAAATTGTCTTAGCTATACCTAAGATTCCAGCAAACGCTAATTGGAAAAGATTTTTTAGTATACTTAGGAAGCTTTTAGCAACTTGTTTCAATCCTTCACCGAATAGTTTCCAGTCACCTGTGAAAATACCAATGAACATCTTAACGAATCCTATTACCACATTTAGAACACCCATGATAATTCCTTTAATCGCATTAAACGCAATCATCACAGTATTTTTAACCATGTTAAACGCATGTACTAAACTACCCATTATCAGATTCTTGAAGAAGTTTATAATAGGTATGGAATCGCTAAATGTACTCTTGAATAATCCACCAATGAAACCAAGTACCGGTTGTATGAATGTCCAAAATGCTAAGAATCCATTCTTAATATTGTTTATCGCTTGCATGAATTGCGCACCGTATTTAGCCCAGAAATCTCCAATAGCTGACTTAATCTGTCCACCAAACTTCATGAAGGCTTGACCTATAGGTGTTAGTACAGTCATGATTCCTGACCACAATAATTTAAACCCATTAACAACACCTGTGACCATGCCATTTACAATGTTTCTAAACGTCTCTGATTTCTTATAAGCCACAACTAATGCTGCGCCTAACGCTACCACACCAGCAATAACTAGTCCCCATGATCCTAACATGAATGTTGCTGCGGAACCTATACCTTTTAGTGCCATTCCTAAAAGTGGTGAAGCTTTTGTAACAGTTGCCATTACTCCTGATAGGTATTTCATTACACCACCAGCTTTAGTAATACCAACCATTATTGGACCAAGTGTAGTCATAATACTGCCTAATGATGCTGTGAACAATCCTACAACTAATGTTAATGGACCAATTGCAGCTGCTAATGCACCAAACGCTACTATCGTACCTTGTAACCAACCAGGTAGATTAGTTAGTTTGGTTGCTAATCCTGCGACAGCGTCTGCTGCTTTTCCTATAAATGGGGCTACTACATCTCCTATACTAATTGCTAATGATTCAACCGCAGATTTCATCTTACGCATTGAACCACCAATACCGCCTTCCATTTCTTTAGCCATTCGTTTAGAAGCACCTTTTGAACCATCAATGGATTTAGTGAGCTTTTTATAATCCTTTTCTGATGCGTTAACTACTGCCAACGCACCACTCATAGATTCTTTCCCAAATATAGTTGCGGCAGCTGCTGCTTGTTGGTCTTTAGATAAACCACCCATACTACTTCTCAACTGATCCATAACATCGCGCATTGGTAACATTTCACCGTTACTATCTGTGATTGATATGCCTAATTCATCCATCTTGTCTTTCATTGCTTTAGTAGGTTTTGAGAGATTGGTAAACATCGTACGTAATGCTGTACCGGCTTTCTCACCTTTAATACCAGCATTACTCATCAATCCTATAGCAACTGATGTATCTTCCACACTGTAACCTAACGCACCGGCTACGGGTGCTGCATATTTAAATGCGTCACCTAAACCTTTTACATCTGTATTAGCTTTAGAACTTGTCTTTGCAAGTATATCGGCAAACTTACCACTATCTTTTGCTTCCATGCCAAAAGCTGTTAATGAATCGGTTACGATATCACTTACTTGTCCTAAATCTTCACCCGATGCTGCTGCTAAATCCATGACACCACCTATACCAGACATCATCTGTTTTGAATCCCAGCCGGCAAGTGCCATGTAGTTTAGTGCATCTGCTGATTCACTCGCACTAAATTTTGTTTTAGCTCCCATTTCCAATGCTTTGTCACGTAGTGAATTAAACTCTTTACCAGTAGCTCCAGATGTCGCTTTGACTTTACGCATAGAATCATCAAAATCTATACTAGTCTTTGCGGCTAAACCAAACCCAGCTACGACTGGAGCTGTAACATACATAGACATAGAGCGACCAACACTTTTCATTGATTCGCCTACTTTGTTTATCTTAGGTCCCATTTCGGTAAAACTCTTACCTAGTCTGCCAAAACTACTGTTAGATACTCTAGCAGCTGCTTGCGATTCCTTTTGAAAGTTTTTAAACGAACTTGTAGTTTGTTCTAACTCATGTTCTAGGTAATTTAAAGTATCAGCTTGTTTGTTATACTCTGTCCGTAACCTTGCAGCTTTCGCACTATTTGCACCTTGTTCTTGAGCTGTCTTTTGATATTGTGCGCGTAGTTCTTTAACATTATTCCTTTGTTGTTTAGTAGCTCCATCAAGTTCACGAATTCTATTTTTATATGAAGTCATAGATTTCTCAGAATTTCTGAAGTTGTTTCTAGATAACTTCAAATCAGAATTCAATGTTTTAAAACTACGTCTAATACCAGCAAGTGTCGCACCAATACCCATATCTTTCATGGATAAATCTATTTGAAGCCCTTTTATTCTTTCTGCCATTGTTCCACCTCCTTACTTACAGATTGCTAATAAAGTAATCAAAAGATACAAGCAGTCAACATGCTGTCACATTTGTAATGAATAGGCGCTTTGATAAACGCATTTAACATTTGTTGTTCCATAATTCAAAACCTCCTATTTTTACTGTCCAAAGGCATCAAGCATAGACGACTTACGTTCCGCTTTAGCTTTCGTATTTAAATCATCGAACACCAAATAAAACGGAATATCTAAAACTTGCTTGTGCGTTTGTTCACCGTCTTTGACCATTTTATTAATGGTTTTTCTCAAATTTTCTTTATGATCTTCCCAACCATTTACTGATATAGATTGAACTTTTTCATCTGACTCAACCTCATCATCTAAATTTTGCCCACTACCTATGAATACAACTTGTTTGTATAGTTCGTGGGTGCCTTCATATGATGTTAGACCGTCAATAAGTTGTCTTTTAGAAAACTGGTTATCGAATATACGGACAACTAGGTCTATCATTACGTGTAACTCGTCATTGTCTGGATTGCCTTTTAACGAAGCTAGAAAAGAAACACATTCATATACCAAAGAAAAAGGAATGCTCGGTCGTGTGACAAATGTTTCATGTCTCCCCGGCACTCCTTCACTATCAAAGTTAGTAGCTAATTCTATTTTGCTGTGTTTCATTCATATCACCTCTTATTACTTTAGAAGCTGTTTCAAACGTTTTTCGTTTTCTTCTGATTGTTCACCCTGTGAAACAAACTGTATTTGCGCTCTTATCTCTGTCATTGCTTCTGGTGCATGTAATCCGTCCATTAGCTCTTGTACAGTGAATTGATTTTTGTAAATATCCTCAGCAACTAATTTGAACATTTCTTGAATACTGTTAGTTCCTGAATCCTCTTCCGTTTTTTCAATTTCTTCTACTTTTTCAAATAAATTCATTAACTCACTAAAAGGAAGATATTTAGGTGTGAAATATACTTTTGTTTCGAATTCACCGTTTTCTTTTTCACCTGTAATTAATTCGATAAAGTTTAATTTAGTTTTTTTAGCCATTTATAATTGCTCCTTTGATTTTTGTATTTTTATTTGCAAATAAAAAGAGGGCATTAAGCCCTCTGATAATTAATATTCTTCTTTAACTTCTTCAATTTCTTTAATGAATGGTTTGCCTATTTGGTTATCTTTACTTGATAACGATTCAATACGTGATTTACTAACTTTCTTATTAGCTGGTTTTGGATAGTTGTCTCCAACTTCATAAAGTTTGTTTTTATCTTCGCCATCTCTAAAGTTAGCAATCACTTCATATTTTTTAGCCATGTAAATTTACCTCCTGTCTTAGACTGTTGGTTCTGTTGCTGCGTCTGGGTGTGATTCACCGAAGACTTTCTTCCAAATACTGTGTAATGCTGTGTTTGTACCTTTAGGGTCGAATCCTAAGTACATTGCTTTAGGTTCGTCATAACCTTCAACATCTTTCGCAATGAATGTTCCAGTAGTTGATTGACTAGAGAATTCAATTTCGTCAGATGTTGTAGAACCTTCCACTTCTGCGAATGTGAATTTACCAGAGATTAAACCTACAACTTCACGACCTTCTGCCGATGTACGTTCTAATAAGACTGCTACATCGTTTGGTGTGTCATTACCAACTGCTACGATTCCATCTTCGTCAACTTCTAAACCAAATAAAGCTGTACGATCTTCAAGGCTTAATGTATGGAAACCTGATTCTAATTCAACGTCACCGTTTGATACTGCTGTTTCCATTGTTCTGTTATCACCGTGTGCTTTAACAACCTCTTGTTCTTTAGAGATTGTAATCTCTTGTAACCCTTCGATACGTTCCGGTGTTTTAACACCCGCACCATCTTCACCTAAAACTTTGTAGTTAAAGTTATCTAAACCAGTAAAACTTGTTTTTTGTTTAGCCATTATAATTCCTCCTGTAAATTTAATTCAGAACGATAAAAGGCCCCCTCGTATCTACGAGCGGACCTGTATATTTTTAATTCTCTATCGTATTCTGGTTTTGCATTTGCGGTATTTTCCATTTTCAACTTTTCTTTCATCAACCTAGATATGTGATAACTAAGTTCGTTCCTAACGTGATAAGCTTGATAATCACTTGATTCTGGCACAAATAAATCAATCTGTACCAAGTAACTTAAAGCCAAATTATCGTTATCTGCATATGCAAGTGGCAAAGTATCGTCAATTTCGCTCATGACAATATAAGGTTTAGATGCATCAGAGGGTTCTGGGTATTCATAGAATTTAATTCTTTTTCCTACATGTTCTATAACTTGATTGTCGTTTATCAGCATATTATAAATGTCCATTAGAATATCCCTCATCTACATCACCCTTTCTCTAAATGTCTTTTAACTATTTTGAAATAGGTATCTCTACCACTTCTTAAAGCTCTATCAATTGCCCCTTTACCACGTGGATTAGGATTTTTTATCGTTCCAAACTCATTAAGGTGTACAATGCGATAGCGTCCATCAGGACCCTTCCAATGTATTTTGATTGTACGTACACCGTTTAATGAATAGGGCCGTGATAATGTGACTTCATCAATACTCGCACCTGTATCTTTAAAAGATTCGAAACTTTTCTTTATTGCCTCAACTATTACTTGACCACCAGCAAGTAACGCTTCATCACTTATCTTCTTCATTTTTTGTCTACCATATTTACGCTCTAACGCTCTTTCTATTTCTTTCAAGCCTTTTAATTTAACTGTCATTAGCGACACCCACGACTTTTATAATTTCTTTATTACTTGAATTGAGTGCAAAATCAATGACTCTAAACGTTAAATCATGATACAGGTCGTGAATTAACTCGAAAGTATCTGAATGTTTAACATGATAATCGGAATGAGGGTTTCTAAAGTTAATCGTTACCTTATTTGTACCTGTAATATTGCTTGTTTTTTCTAAGTCTTTAGTTGAGCTTTCGTAAACTTCGCAAAGTGTAGTGAAAACATCCTCTGCTTTGCTACTACCAGGCAAAGGCCCTTCATTTTCTACCATACGAAAAAAAGTAACAGGTACTCTAAGGTCTCCGTTACTTATCTCTGGTGGTTTATAACCTTTCTTCATAATCAACCTCCTTCATATTTTCTAGAGCGAAAGAAGTGATTTGTGGTAAAAAGTTTTCATAAAAATATTCTAATGCGTCGTTATAAGCGTATCTTGTACGTTCATACACAAGCTCTGTACCTCTTACGTTTGCACCTACTACAAAGTCTTGACAACGATACTTAATATCTTCATATGATTGCTCAACCAATGACTTAATATGGTCATCTTCAAACGTATGAAATATCTTCAAGCGTCTTTTCATTTCATCTACTTGTGTTTGTGTGATCATTTAATCACCTACTATTAAACTTCAGGAGTTGTAGTTGGTTTTGCAGCGATATTTAAGTCATAAACTAACGAAGTCTTGTTATCGTCAGGCATACCGTGTGCGTATTGCTTAGCGATGAATACATCAGCGTCTTCTAAAGCTAATGTTTGGTCATAAGACTTAATGTTAACTGCACCAGTTTGAACTGCATAGTAGCGACTACCTACTACGAATAGCGCTTGGTTTTCTTTTACAAATTCAGATGCAATAACATCTACATTAAATGGTAACGATGTAACCCATGAACCATTAACCGTTTGCATTGTGTTTTGAGCTTTAACATAGAATTGGTCTGCAGGGTTAACCACTAAAGTTACGCCAGCCGTTACATCAACTTTATGTCCGTTTTCTTTAGTAGATAATGTTGTTAATGCTTCAGCAAGTTCATTAGCAGTAGTTTGAGCGTCTGCAAATGTTAAAGTACCAGCTGATGTTTTATCTGCTGCACCTGTTACAGTTACGCCATCAGTATCATACGTTAGGTCTTTAGTTAAACCATATGGTTGGTTAGATGCTGCACCTTTACCTAAAACAACGCCTTCTTCTAATTTAAGCGCCATAGCTTCTGCTAATTGTAAACGTACATAACGTTCAACCCATTCTGGACCAAAGTCGATCATGTCTTTCGGTACAATCGCAAATGCTGTTAATTTGTTTTGTGAGAAGCTTAATTCTTTAAAGTTAGCTTGGATCTGTCCTTGGATTTTACCAAAGATTTCTCCCCAGATTGCTGCACCGCTTGGGTCTCCAACAATCATACGTGTTTTAATTCCAGCAATTTGGAAATTAATTTTAGATAATAAAGGACGAGCCTTTTGCATATCTTCGAACACACGTAATACAGTAGATTCAGGTAAGATAACTTCTTCTTTGTAAGTGTCTAAGTTAGCTTCATCTTCTACCAAGTTTGTGAAGAAACGATTTTCTTCTGCTGTTAGAATATTGTCTCCACGGTTCATACGTACTTGCTTATCAGTAGTTGTGTTGTGTACTTCTTCGCGTGCTTCTTTTAACACTTCATTTTGTAAGTTTTGAGAAAAGGCAGCCATATATTCACCATATTTATTTTCTACTACCTCTTGGTCTTCTTCATTACGTACTGCGTTAAAATATTCATTCTTTAAATTCTCAACGTCTTTGTTGATTGCGTCTTTAAATTTCATCGTCATACTTTTCCTCCTATAATAACCTTTTAGTTTTCGGTTTCTTGTTTTGATTTTTAAACGACTTAACTTCATTTGTTAAGTTAGCAATTTGATTCTGTAATTCAATAATTTCTGCGTTATTTTCTACTTGAGGGTCTTTAGGTGTTTCAACCTTTTCTTTTGTCTCGTCTGCAAAACCTTTATCTACTGCGTCTTTAGAAGTAAACCAAGTTTCTTCAGACATCATTTGAGAAATTTCATCACGATCTAAACCAGTTTTTTCTTGGTAAATGTCCACAATAGATTCATCAATCGTTTCTAAAGCGTTTAGCGTTTTTTTAATATCGGCTTTATTACCAATAGCTAAAGTTGCAGCTTCATGTACCATGATTGAAGCACCTTTTTCCATTACAATAGAATCAGCAGCCATAGCGATAATTGATGCAGCACTTGCAGCTAAAGCAGTAACTTCTACTGTAATGTTTGATGAATGGTTCTTAAGGTAGTTGTAAATTTCAATACCTTGGAATACATCACCACCAGGACTATTTAATCTAATAACAACGTCTTTGTTCACATCGTCTAATGCATTCGCAATGTCTGCACTGTTGATAGTTTCATCTGCAAAAAATGACGCTTCTGCAACGGGTCCTCCTAAAGTGAGAATGACTTTATCATCTTGTACTTCATTCTTAAACGAATATTTAGACGTTGCTTTGATTAGTTCCTTTTTCGTCTCCATTATCAGTCTCACCTCCTTCCGTTGAACCTTCTTTCTCATAGTTTTTAGTCAAAATAAAACGATCTCCACCTTCTACGGGTTCGAGACCGAGCATTTCACGCACTTCATTTTGTTTAGCTGCGCTTGATGATATTAATTTATCTACTTTCTCCGCATTTTTAATAGGGTCTACCTTGTTAATGCCTACTACTTTGACACATTGTCCTTTTAAGTATTCTCTTTCTGTGAAAAACTTACTATTTAATTCGTCTTCAATCTTAGTGACTAGTGGATTGATACAGAAATCAAGGTAAGCATCCATAGCATTACTAAGGTCTGCTACATCTCCATGAATAAGATTAGAAGGTATTCCTATGATTTTAGCTACATCATCAATAAATAGACGTTTAACTTTTTGTAAGTTTTCAGCACCATTGTCAGTACCATTAGCGTTATCTTTTGATAATTCTTCATATTCAAATCCAGGTGTTTGTGGCACGATTGCAACACCATTTTTGTTGAATTGACCGTATATTTTATTTATATAGTTCTGCAATTTGCTCATATTACCATTGGCAATTTCACCACCGCCTTTAGTAATTTTAACAACACCTCTAATCTGGTTCTTACGTAGCTGTGTGTCCATCATACGACCGAATAACTCGCCATAGTCACCGAACAGTCCATCTACAAATCTTTGTAGCTTATCGTTGTTATAGTTTAGATAAACGACTTCATCCATCTTAAAATTACGTTTAAACACATAATCTTTAACCACGACATCTTTGAATAAGTCATCATATACTGCATATTCTTCTCTATAAAAATCATCAGCAATCAATAAGTCATCGCTATCTGTCTTTATAATTAATACTTCGTTGTCATACACAAGTTTATAAATAACCTTATGCCAAAAGTCTGAAGCGCTAGAATCAGTATTAGGTCGTACATTTAATTTGTAATACAACTTGTCTCTAACTAATTCTTGTCCATCTTTAACCCAAAATTCTGATTGACTAAATGTTCGAGCAATAAAATTGATAGAGGTTTCAAGTGCAATACGTTTCAAATACGACCTACTGGCAGGATCATAAGCTAAATCCAAATCAAGCATGTCTCGTAAGTCTAGATTCCTTTTCAGTATTGAATCAAAAATTCCCAATAAATCACCTCCTAACTAGAAATCAAGTTTATCTAATAAGTCGAATGCTTGATCTAAATCGATTTCTTCTATTTCTTCGAGTTTATAAAGTGCATGTAGGAAAGCATGAAACCCATCTGTTTTTCTTCTGTGTTCATCTTTCTTAACAAATTCTTTATTACCATCTTTCTTTATTTGAACTGCTACATTATTGGTATACCAACGCATCAATGGATTATCACCAAATATAACACGGTGATTCGCAAATAATGTTTCAATTTGAGGTGCTAACTTACTATGAACACCTCTAGGATTACGTAAAATTTCTATATCGAATCCTGCTTCTTCGAATAACGGTCTAAGCAATGTAACACGGAAGTTATCTGCCACTATTTCTTGTATTGCGTACTTTTTACGCATTTCTATGAACCAATTAACGATATGAACTGGATTAATAGATGGCTCATCAACTATTGTTAAGTGTCCTTCTTTCTCCCATTGTTTGATAGGTGGTTTAAGTTTAGCTTCATCTAGGTAGCCTTTACGAGCAAATGAGTGTGATATCCACACGACATCGTCTCCTTGCTTAAACAACAATCCAACTGCTGCAAAGTCTTTAATACTTGCATAGTCAACGCCACCAATAGCTGTTTTATTTTTTAATGGTGGAATATTGCGAGCAGTCGCAAGTACATCTTCACGAGACGCTACAATTTTACTTGAATCTTCTTCAGGTAAGTTCATGCGTTTTGTTATAAAGTTTTCATAACCACTAGGACTATGCGTTAAATCTTTATATTGATTTAATACTTTACGATAAAGTCTTTTACCATAATCACTCATAGGTTCTTCAAACATTGGATTTGCTTTTGACCATGTATTAGGGTCATCTTTTTCTTCTTTGTGGTCTAACTTACAAATAAATGGAAATAATCTATCATCAGGAGAATCGCCATCTAAAATTGCTTTAGAACGATCTTTCAATTTATCTAAGAATCCTTCACGAACAAATCCATCAGTACCTATAAAAAATTCTCTAGGGTGCTTTACTTTACCAAGCCCACTAGAGAACACATCTACTATGTCATTGTTTTCATATCTGTGAATTTCATCATAAATGATAAATCCTTCACGACCACCGTCTTTACTGCCAGCGTTACTTGTTGCGAATTCAAATTTACTTTGTGTTACTTCTGATGTTATGCGTAATTTGGTTAAATCGAAGAAACCTTCGCCTTCTGCATCATTTATCTTTCCACTATATAAATTATGCTTAGTAATTTGCCTGTGCATTTCTTCAAACGATGTTTTAGCTTGCTTCTCTGTGTTAGCCACAACTGTTCCATCATAATTATCTACACCATGTAGCTCACTTATTAGATAATTGGATAGAGCACTAATCAAACCATTTTTACCAGCACCACGTGCTACTAACCAAAAGAACTGTTCAAAGTATAATTCATCTTCTTCATCAAATAAGAAAATAAATGCAATTAGAAATTTTTGAAATGGTTGTAATTTGAAATAAAACTTTTCCGTGAAAGCAATACACTTTTCAATTTGCTCATCATCGAAATATAAATCTTCTCTATACAAAACATTAAGTTCCAAGTGATCTATTAATTTAATTCGGTCACTGTTTAAATTGATTTCACCATTTTTATATTTATCTATGTACCGTTGTACATGTTTATTTACTTTCGTCATAATAAACTCCTTCCTTTATCTTTCACTTCTTGCGCTACTTCTTCAGGTAACAACCGCGAGAGTTGTTGTATGATTTTCTGATAAGCACCATCACGAGAGTTGAAAAGTTTGGCTATTGGTCGTTCACGTTCATATGGAGGGGCGTTTTCTGATTGAGTAAATAACTCATAGTCGCCGTTTTCTTGTATATCTAACCACGCATCATCAAGTAATACACGCATCCTTGCAGCTTGAACGATTAAGCCTTGAGCCACTCTCTTTTTGTCATCAGGTATAGACTGAAAAACCTTATCTAAGCGTTTCTTTTCTTTATCTACACGTGCTTCATGTTCTTTTATTTGCTGTTCATCTCTTTCCACAGTTATCACCTCTTTTCTATATATGCTGTAGGGAGGGGGTTATACGCGATATTTGTTAGCAAATGTCGAGAAAAGACTCCCCACCTCGTTCCCCGAGGTTAAAATAAAATCAAAAATATTTTGGCGGGGGGGTTAAATAATTTTTTGAAAATTTATTTTTTTATTTTTTTAAATTACCACCATTCATCATTCCAATTTTCTTTTTTCTTTTTATAAATATTTCTATTGTGATGATTTTCATGACAAGCAAAGCAAACTGTAACTAAATTATCTATATCTAATGCTAAGTCTGGTCTGTCCTTTAACTCTTGCTTATGATGAACAATTAATCGTGTATCTTTAGATGTAACTACTTTGCCATTAGCTTTACACCACTGACATTCCCCATTATCAATCTCACGTCTTATCGCTTTTATATCTTTCCATTCTCTTTTCTTATAAAATCTCTTACGATCATTCACATCTTTATAGTTAATATCATCTATCATATGCAATCACCTTATCTTTATTAATGAATGACATATGCTAACTCATATCAACACTACGAGCATGACTTAAAGTTATATAGTTGGAGTTCATGTGTAGTGTTCATATCAATAAGCACAAAGAAGACACACAGGTAATCACCCCTGCATGCCTCAATATAATATAGTATTGTTATTTACAATAAGTCACTGGAACTTATCGTATATCGATATTATATACCATACCTATGTACAGTACATAATAGTGTGTAATCTGTGCAAAGTGTGCAATATGTGCAGACTTATTGGCGCTTCATGTATGTGTCTACTATCTTATCTATACGACTATATATACTTCTTCTACTAATACTTAATAGTCTTTCTATAGTCTTAATAGTCTCTCCCTGCTTAAGTAGTTGTAGTATGTGGTAGTTCTTATCATTAGTAATATAACACTCTAGGTTATCTACAAAGCCTATCTCTTCTATAAGCTTCTGTGAGTGTTTCTTATCCTTATCGTTACGTATCACTCTAACTAACACCTTATCTCCAGTCTGGCCTTGACCTTTAGGCATTGTTGCTTCTATACCATACTGTCCTGTTGAGGTACTGTCATACTCATACACCTTATGTTCTAACAAGTTAACGCGCCAATGATAGCCTGTAATTAATTGTCTTACTTCTGATTCACTGTACATATACTACCTCCAGTTATTTAATACTCATTTTAGAAATACGTTTCTCTAATTTATGTTTCGCATAACCATGTAATAAATTTTTGATTTGTGGGTCTAACCCATTCATTTCAAATTTTTTGATATAATCTACAACACTTCTTACTTCTTCTACATTGTTTGATTCTTCCACAGCGTTATCAATATATTCTTCTACTATTGTGTTCAAATTTCTAGCGAAGTCTTTGTATAACTTTGCTCTTTGTTCGTTTAATCTATCGTCTCTTTCAAAATATTCTTTTTCGTTTAACATAATTCATTCCTCCAGTTATTTGATACGTTTATCCCATGCGTCTTTTATCTCTCTAATATCTTCATCTGTTAATTCGTTTTCTTTCATTCTCAATACAACATCGCCATGATCATTGAAGATAATATCTAGCAAGTATGCTACTTCGTATTCAAGTGCATCTATCTTAGTATCTTTGGCTGCATTGTATATAAGTGAAACGATTGCAATAGTGCCTAGAAGAATAGTTGTTATAATCCAGAACATCACTTCACATCCTTATCGTAATCACATGGTGTATCTATCTCGTCATTCGCAGATAGTTTGATTAGTATTTCATTCGTAACGTATTTGCTTAACTCGTATACTGCTATGATCAGTAGTGTTTTAAGTATTTTCATTGGTCGTCCTCCTCGATAAGACTTTCTATTTCAGTGATTTTCAACAGACCTTTACGACCTTTTTTATCTGTAACTTTTATATAAATTAACCCACAATCTAATATCATTTTCACTGTATCTTTAAAGTCGTCGGTCGCAAAAGTAGCATAGTAATTCTTTCCAGATTGACTTCTCAATTTTATATTCATTTCTATTCGTCCTCCGTCTCCATACTCATTTTAAGTTTAAATTTATTAAGTTCTTTCGTAGCTACTCTTAATTCTTTCAAAGCACGTTCTACTCTCTTAGTTAATAAAGTAAATTCGTTTAAATTTTCGATATTAATACTTGTTTTCATTTTATACTTAGTCATTATTCGTCCTCCTTAAATTCCCATGTACTTATAACTTCTCCACATGTTTTACATTTATATTTAGCTGATTTAGGGTATTCAATACAACCTTCAATAAACACTACTGGTCTTGTACGGTCATATTTATAATCAGTTTTTATTTCTAAATCCTCACCATGACATTGCGCACATCTGCCACGTTTACTTTCGTACAGACGTTTCCAATCGTTGTATTGCTTCCAATGATTTTGTTTACGTTCTTTTTTGTATCTATCAATAAGTGGTTGAGCGTCTTTTAAAGTTTCTTCTAATGTAGTGATACGATTAGCGGTTTCATATGAAGTGTGTTCACTTAGTGGTCTACTTGAAATGAAACTTGTGTTTTCTTTACTTCGACTCACATACCATATTGAAATTGTATTACCTATAATTACTAATGCTAATAAAACTATTGATATTGTCGTTCCCATCCACACTCACTCCTATAGAAATAATATTTTTATTTGCGTATACAATTGAGACAAGACACCTATTATTATCATTGTATGTCCCAACACTTTAGTTTCTGTTCTAAGTTTGTTACCAATTAAATCATTTATGACTAACCATGCTATAAACATCGCCATTAATAATATGCTACTAATTAACATATTCACTCACTCCTTGAAATGTTTGTCTAATTCACTTTCAACATGTTTTTCTAATTTGCTATTATCAAATTGACGTTTACGACGTTCTTCATACTCCTTTTGCTTATTACGGGTTCTTTTAGCAGCATGTTTATATTTCTTCATTACTTTTCTTTCAAGTCTTTTATCTGCTGTAAATATCCAAATAATTCCTACAACAAAATAAATGATATAAATGCTTAACGCTATAATTTCGGGTAATAACACCAGCCACCATGACCAATCAATCACATTTGTTAACTTCAATACGATAAAAATCAATGTTAATATTTCTGCAAATCCCATTTCACTCACTCCTTATTAAGTAACTCTTTCACACGATCGAGTATGTCTTTATTTTTAAAGTGGGCTAATTCGACCACTTTAGATTCCTGTTGAACCGAAACCATTTGTTCCTCTTGTTGTTTCACTTTCAAATTCCTCCACTTTCTCTAACTCTGGCGTCCATATTGGCACGATAACCAACTGTGCTAGTCGATCCCCTTTGTTGATTTGGTAACTTCCTCGCTTGTATAAATTGCGTTTTTCTTCAAATATCTTTTCATTAGATATATCTCTTAGAAAAATTGTTTCAGCCCCATCGTTATCATAATCATTTTTAACGTTAATCTTCATATGCCCTTGATAGCCTGCGTCAATTTTGCCTGTTTCAACTACAAGATGTGTCTTACTACTCACACCACTTCTGCTTGTAAGTAATCCCACATAGCCTTTAGGTATATTCACTGCTAGATCAGTAGCAATTAAAGCTTTCTCTTGTGGTTCAAGTATTACTGTTTCGGCTGCATAAATGTCATAACCAGCGTCTGTATCGTTTGCTCTTTTAGGTTTAGTTGCGTTGTCGCTTAATAATTTTATTTCCATATCCCTATTCCTCCTAATTATGATCGACGCTCTCACGCCTTTAGCCTCTAAGGCTTGTTTAATCAAGTTCATGCAGGTCCTGTGTTTTAATCGACTTTAACATGATACGCACATTGTCGTAAGGTATGCTTGCAGGCGTGATTTCCAATCTGTCTTTTATATACTGCTCAGCAGCCTCAAAGCGTTTTTGCCATAGCTCAGCCTCATATTGCGCCTTAGCTGAGGTCTCATATACGCTATTGAGTCTATCCTGTTGTGCGCGTAACAGCTCTCTCAGCTTATCCTTATCAGCATTTTTCTGTTCTCTTAGTTTTCTCGCCTTGTACTCGTTAAGCGCACGGCTTGTGTCTAGTTCCTGCCTGATTTCTTCAAAGTCTTGTATACCTCTGCCCTCAGTCACTTCTAAAATCACGCCGTAAACGTACTGATTGATTGAGAACTCAGCTCTGTCCTGCTCAGTTGGAATGTGGCCTGTGCCTTGCCTAACATCAGTACAATGCACATAAACCTCAAGCTCAGGCTTGTCACGTTTCAATTTCTGAATATACCCCAACTCGCAAATGCTGCCTTGTGCATGCGTCAGGTAATCAGCGACAATAATGTCTGCGCTCTCAATACCTGCTGTATCATTTGCGACAATTCGCTCTGCTAGGCCTTGCTGGTCAGCGTTTGTTTTGTCATTGATGCTCTTATCGTCTTGCGGTACATAAACATCAAAGCCTAAACGTTTCAGATCATCACGTTCCCACTCTCTAAGCATTTGGTCTCCGAGGCCTAGCATTCCACCACCAAGATATATTTGTTTAGCCATGTCGCAACGCCTCCTTTTGTCGTTCTGCATAATCAATAATCTTATTCAATTCTTTAATTTCATCGTCTTTCTTGCCTAGTCTTGTCGGATATTTAATAAG